AACTGCCCTCGGTCATCTTCGTGCCGGATGTGACGCAGCCTGTGCCGACGTGGAGCTGGGAACCGTATTACCCAGACCTCATTGCGGGACGTCTCCAAATCTCGCGCGGTCCCTCAGCACTGGCGCCGATCTTTGTGCCCGATGTCACCGTGTTTGTGCCGAATACGGGCGTGCGGTCGGTCTACCCGTCATGGATTGATCGGCTGAAATCCTTGGGATCCCCCGCGCAGGCGGCGTTCTGGATGGATACCCAGTGGACGGCGCCCATTCCGCCGCCTGTGCCAGCCCTCGCCATGCCCGTCTATCCGCATCGTGTCTACGGGCGCACCGTGCCGACGGTCCACCCTGACGTCTGGATGCCGCCGTTCGTGCTGGATGTGACCTTGCCCTCGCCGATTCTGGCGTGGTCGCCGCGCTATCCCGATCAGATTTTCAGGGCGCGGTACAACAACCTCTATTGGGAAGTGGAAGTCGCGTGGTTCTTCCAATTCCCCTTGTCGATCTTCCGCCCCGAATGGGCGGTGAACGCTAATCAGTTTGTCGGCGGGCAGAATCCCTCGCCGATTGTGATCCTCGGATGATTATCAACACCAGCGGGCAAAGCATCGGCGCCCAGATGATCGACGCCCTGACCGGGGCGGCGTTCACGGGCGGCGTCAATGTCTACGTCACGATCGACGCGGGGACGCAAGGCGTCGGGTCCGTCAATAGCGGCCTCTGCACGGCGGAAGGCAACGGGTATTACACCTATCGGCCAACCGCTGCAGAAACGAATGGTTCCCTGCTCGCGTTCACGTTCATTGGCAGCGGGGCGATTCCGGCCACGATCCAGGTGGCGACGGTCACGGCAGGGCAGCAGACCGCCCTCGGGAGCGCGACGGGCTCCGGGGCGATTCTCGTCAGCGACTTGATCACCGCCGCGATTCGACGCATCAACGTCATTCAGGAAGGCGAATCGCCGACGGCGGCGATGATGGATGATGCCTTCGCCCGCTTCAACGACCTGATCGATAGCGTCTGCGGCAATGATGAACTGCTGATCTACACCATTAGCCGCACGACGTGGACAATCAGTTCGACGAAGGGCACGCTGGCGAGCCCCTACACCGTGGGGAGCGGGGGCGACATCAATATCAACCGGCCCACGTTCCTCCCTGATGGTGCGGTGCGGTATCAGGATACGTCCGTCACGCCCACGCTCGAATACCCGCTGACGCCCTTGACCGACGACGCGTGGCGGTTGCTGCCGCAGAAGAATCTCACAAGCCCGCTGCCGACCAGCTACTACTACAACCCGACCTTCGCGGCAGGACTTGGGAGCCTCTATCTCTGGTTGGTGCCGACGCAAACGACCTTACAAGGGGTGATGTATTACCCGGCGCAAGTGACGCGGTTCAACTCAATTTCTGACACGATCGCGCTGCCACCGGGCTATAACCGCTTCCTGCGGGACAATCTGGCGGTCGAACTGGCCTCCGAGTTCCGTGAGAACGTGCCGGTTGATCCGACGCTCATGGCCTCGGCGGCGCAGAGTAAAGCCATCGTGAAGCGGAAGAACCATCGGCTGAGCGACCTCTCGATTGATACGGCGCTGTTGCCGACGCGGCGGTCGCTCTACAACATCAACTCCGACACCTGGGGCCGATGAAGATCCCAGGATTCATCGGCCCCTCGGCGGTCTCGTCCAGCATTCAGGCGAGCTGCGAGCGGACGCGGAATTTCTATCTCGAGCCGTTGCCGCGCTCCGCGAAGAACCAAGCCGCGCTCTATCCGACGCCGGGATTCACCACGTTCAGTACCGTCTCCACGGTGAGCGCCCGCGCGCTCTATGAGATGAATGAGATTTGTCTCGGCGTGGTCGGCAGTACGGCCTATAACATCATCTCCACCGGCGCGGCCACGTCCATCGGGACCGTGGCCCAAGACGGCCACCAAGCCCAGATCGCCAGCAACGGCGCGGTCGGCGGGCAATTCCTGTTCGCCTCTGGGACGAATGGCTACTGCTACACGACCGCGACGTCCGCGTTCACCCAAGTCCTGACCGGGAACTGTGTCCAGATTGGCGTGCTGGATGGCTACGGCATCGCGCTCGATCCGACCATCTCCAAGATCCGGTTGTCGAACCTGAATGACCTCACGACGTGGGATCCGACGCAGTTCGCGCAACGGGGAGATGCCCCGGATAATTGGGTGGCGATGGTCGTCAACATCCCCGACATCTGGTTGATCGGAGAGCAGACGGGCGTCGTCTGGTATGACGCGGGCGCATTCCCGTTCCCCTTCGCGCAACGGCCTGGGGCCACGTTCAAGTACGGCATCCGGGCACCGTGGACGCTGAAGTCCGCAGGCGGCACGGTGATCTGGCTCTCGCACAATGCGGAAGGCGAAGGCATCGTCGTGCAAGCGGTCGGCTATTCCCCGCAGCGGATTAGCACGCCGGAACTGGAAAGCGAAATCGCCAAGTTTTCGGAGACGGTCGGCATCGGCGATGCGGAAGCGATGATGTTCCAGTATCAGGGGCATACGTTCTACGCCCTGACGTTCCCGGCCGCACGTGCGACGCGCGTCTATGACCTGACGACGGGCGTCTGGGTCGATTGGGGCAAGTGGTTGCCGGCGCAGACGATGTATGACATCTGGGCGCCTCGGGTCCATGCCCACGCCTTCGGGAAGCACCTCGTCGGCGACCGCACGACCGGGACGATCTCATTCCTCGATTCCACGTCCAGCCTGGAATCAGACGGCAGCGTGATCCGCCGGGAACGGATCACGCCCGCCCTCTTCAATGAAAACCGCCAAGTGTCGATTCGGAAGACGGAGATTTTCATCGAATCCGGGCTGGGGACCATCAGCGGAGCGGGCAGCGATCCGATCCTGACGATGGCGACGAGTGACGATGGGGGCCACACCTTCCTGCCGGAACGGCGCGGGAGCGCGGGGAAGATCGGCGAATATATGAAGCGGATCCAGTTCTGGCGCGGCGGGTTGCCTCGGAACCGCGTCCACAAGATCGTCGTCTCGGATCCGATTCCGTGGCGGCTGATTGACGGGTTTATCAACAATGACGGGCCACAGGCCAATGAAAAGCGGGGCTAATGTCGAACCTCGCGCCGATTCCGTGGAGCGCCTCGGTCGTGCAACTGGATCCGGTGTCTGGGAAGCCGTTACCGCAATACGGGATCTCCAAAGAGTTCGGCGTCTGGTTGCAGACGGCCGTCGTCGGGCCGGTCGCCAACACGCCACAGTTCTTCCCGGCGGTCAGTCAGACGAGCCAGTCAGCCGCGATCGGGACGACGCCGATACCGCTCCCGTCCATCTCGAGCGGAGCATATCGGGTCAACTACTACATCCGAAAGACGACGGCGGACGGGGTGAGCAGCTCCCTCACGATCACGTTCTCGTGGACGGAGAGCAGCCAAGCGTTGTCGCTGAGCGGGCCGGCGTTAGTCGTGGATGCGGTGACGGCCGTGCAGAGCGGGACGTTTCCGATTCTCTCCGATGCGGCGAGTCCGATCAGCTACAGTGTGGCGTACGCGAGCAACACGCCGGGGCAGATGAAATATCGGGTCTATATCCTGCTGGAAACCTTATGACGACACGGATTTTGCCGCAGGACGAATGGATCCGATTGGCCGGGACCGAAGCCGCCGACGTGTGGCCGCACCTGGATCCGATGCGCTCGCACGTCGTGGTCGTGGAAGAGGCGGGCGAAATCATCGCCTGCCATGTCCTGATGCAAGTGCTGCACGCCGAATGTCTCTGGGTCCATCCCGACCATCGTCGGCCGGATGTGAGTCGGTTGCTCTGGGCAGCGGTGCAAGAGAAGGCCAGATTGCTCGGCGCGAAATCTCTCGCGACGGCCGCGACGACCGAGCGCGTGAAGCGGCTGTTGGCGTATGTCGGGGGGAAGAAATTGGATGGAGAACATTACGTGATTCCGATGGAGGCTCCATGCCGGCCGCAGTAGCGATTCCGTTGGCCATTGGGGCGGGGACAGCCGGTGCCGGCATCTTTGGCGCCAAGATGCAGTCTGATTCGGCCGACCAAGCCGCACAACTCCAAGCGAAGGCCGCAGCGAACGCGCTGGCGTTTCAGAAGCAGCAGGCGGCGCAGGATTTTGCGAACGCGCAGACGACGGCCCATGCCAACTATGACCAGTGGGCCGCGAAGCAAGGGCGTCTCTCGACGCTCGGGCAGATGGTCGGCTTGCAGCCGTTCAACATTCCTGGGTACGTGCCGATGACACAAGTACCGGATTCGACAGCGGATCCGACGAACCGGACTGCTTCGATGGCGATGCTGGGGAGGCCCAATGGCAGCTGATCCGAAC